TTACAGGTTTTAGCTTCAGTCTAGCCTCTCAAGGCACAAGTCCTTACGGCGTAACGTGGGATGGCTCCGCTCTATGGACAGTAGATGACTCAAGCAGTGCAGCATTCAAATACCAAACCCAAATTGGTGTGACTACTAACGGTTCAGCTAGTCAAATAGCTAATGGCCGCCAAAACTACGTGAGGATTAAATAATGGCTTTAGTAATTCAAGCAGACCATGTCTCGCCAACTTCAGCAGCAATCTTCTGGCGCAATGATGAACTCGCTCGGACAGACATAGCCGCCACAGTCTCTGACTACCCAAACGCAGCAGCCATCCTAGTTTACCGCGAGGCACTTAGGCAATGGCCTTCGACTGAAGACTTCCCAGATACAAGACCAGAGGTGAGCTAATGGCTTTAACAAAAGTAAAAGCAGGTGTAATTGCTTCTGACCCTATAGCCGTAGGTATTACCACAGTAGCCACAGCGTCATCATTAACAGCCACAGTTAACACGCATGTCTACGTCAGCGCAGCAGGTCAGACTATAACTCTTCCTGCTTCACCTACTGCTGGTCAGCGAGTACTGATAACCGTAGGTAACTTTGTCAACACAATTGTAGGTCGCAACGGCAGCAACATTATGTCTAGCGGCACTGATATGACACTGGACAAAGAGTACCTTTCAATTCAATTTATATTTGCAGACGCTACACGCGGATGGGTAATGGCATGAGTAATTTTACAGATTTTATAAGTAGTGGTGGTGGAGCTACGCTTGAAACAGTTGTACTAACTAAATCGCAAACGTGGACACCTCCAGTAAACGGCACAGGTGTTATCCATGTAATTGGTGGAGGCGCAAGCGGTAATTCAAATGGTGGTAATAATGGTGGAGGCGCTGGTGGTTATTCGCGCAAAGCTGTTACTTTTGCAACAGGCACTAATTGGACAATTACTGTTGGCGCTGGTGGCGGCGGTGGAACGAATCAAAATTATGCCGCTGCTGGAAGCTCAACAGCAGCAGACGGCTCTTCTAGCCTCACAGCTAATGGTGGAACAGCAGGCGTTACAGGCGGTACTGCAAGTGGTGGCGATGTTAATTTCCGTGGCGGCGGTGGTGGTTCAACTAGCTCAGGCTCTGTATATGGCGGTGGAGGAGCAGTTGGAGTGTTTGCTGAAGGGCTATACGGCATAAACTACTCTGGCGGCCAAACCACTGACGCAAGTGGCGGGGCTGAGTCGTTTGTTGTGCTGGGTTTAGGTCAGTTAATAGGCGGCACAGGTGGTGCAAGTGGCGTTAACGGTGAAAAAGGAGGTTTTTTGTGTGGCGGCGGGACTGGTTACAGTACGGATAACAACACTCTTGCTACTGGAGGTAAAGGTGGGATTGGCGGTGGTGGTGGCGGAGCTTATCACTCAAACACTGGTCTGCGAACTAGCGGTGATGGCGGTGATGGCATCGTAATTGTTCAATACTTAACAGTATCATAAGGAGAAAAGAATGAAGTACAACATTAAAGATGCTGAAGGCAACATTATCAATACTATTAAAGCTAACGCTGCATTTGTGGAAGCTAACTTTGAGCATTATGAACTGTGGTCAGCACCAGAACCTACAGCAGCAGAAGCTGCCCGTATGTGGCGTGATATGGAACTGTCATCTTCAGACTACATCGTACCATTGTCAGACCACCCGCAACGTGCAGCTTACATATCGTATAGAGAATCACTGAGGTCGTGGCCCTCCACAGATTCGTTTCCAGACACAAGACCTGAGGTGAACTGATGTCGATTACTAAAGTATCCTCAAGCGTTCTTGACAACACTGGTATCCCTACAGCAACGGTAGGCAGCAATGCAAACGCTACACCTAACACACATCATTTCGTCAGTGCATCAGGTGTGACGCTAACTCTCCCTACGCCTACTGTGGGCATGAAGGTCTACGTAACTGTAGGTAACTTTGTGAACACAATCATTGGGCGCAATAGCAGCACCATCGTAGGCTCTGCATCAGACCTAACAATTAACGTAGCTAATATGTCTGTCGGGCTTATTGGAACTTCAACTTCTTCTTGGGTGTTTATCTAATGAGTAATTTAACAGACCTAATCTCAGCAGGCGGTGGTGGTTCTCTGCCAGTAAACATAGTATTAACTAAATCACAGACATGGGTTCCACCTGTTGACGGGAACATCTGTATTCACGTTGTTGGAGGTGGTAGCGGTGGTCGTGGTACAGCAAACTATAGCACATCTTCAGGCGCTGCTGGAGGATATTGCAAAAAGAACAGTTTAGCTGTTACAACTTCTGGTTCTTTTACTGTGGTTGTTGGAGCAGCAGGATTAGCTACTACTGGTGATTCAAGCCCGTCAGGTGCTGGAGGGGCTAGTACAGTGGCAGGGACAGGGTTGTCTAGCACTTTAACTGCTAATGGTGGAGCAGCAGTATCTAGTAGTAGTTCACGAGCAGCGGGTGGTTCAGCTTCAAACGGCGATGTAAATAGGACTGGTGGCGCAGGTGGGCAGTTTGGTGGAGGGGCTGTTGGTATTTACGGGACAGGCGAACAGTCGGAAACTGGAACTCAAGTTAGAAATGCAGGCTCCGTTGACTCTATAGGGCCAGAAAGTTTAATGGGGTACGGTGTTATTTGTGGTGGCGCAGGAGGTATTTTTGTCCTTCAACAAAGTAACAATCCATACGACCCAGCGCCAGGAAACGGTCAAAATGGTGGATTTTTGTCAGGCGGGGGTGCTATTAGATCAGAAAGCTCTGGCGCAGCTAGAGCGATATTTGGCGGTGAAGCTGGAGTTGGGGGCGGCGGCGGAGGTGCTATGAACACTCAAAGTAATGCTTATTCACGAGGTGGTCGCGGCGGTGACGGCATTGTAATCATTCAATACTTACCAGCATAAGGAAATAAAAATGAGATATATAATTAAAGATGCTGATGGTACTGTTACCAATCACATTAAAGCAGACGCTGAGTTTGTTGAAGCTAACTTTGAGCATTATGAGCTTTGGGTAGAGCCTGCAGCACCAGAACCTACAGCAGAAGAAGAAGCTCGCATGTGGCGTGATGGCGAACTGTCGTCTACAGACACAGCTTCACAAACGCCTGACTGGCCGAATCGTGACAACATCCTGACCTACCGGACTGCATTGCGTCAATGGCCGTCTACCTCAGACTTCCCTGACATACCTCCCGAACTAGGAAGCTAATATGATTGTAGAAATCTCAGCAGTAGTTGGTGTACTCAAGACTCTGAACGCAGGCATAAAGACTGTGAAGGAGTCTGGGTCAAACTTGTCAGACCTTGCTGGTATTTTTACAAGTCTTACGGAAAGCAAGGTAGCCGTAGAAACGATTGAGGAGGCTTCTAAGCAGGGTGATCATGTACTGACACAGGAGGAAGCCTTAGAGCTTGCATGGGCTAAGAACGCCATTAGAGAGCGTGAGAAGGAACTAAAGAAGATAACCCCTAGAGAAGTGTGGCGTGACATGTTACACATACAACATAAGTCTCTAATGGAACACAAGCACAAGCTAGAGAAACAACGACTAGCTAAACTACGCAAGCAAACTAAAGCAACAGAAGCAGTCAAAACAATCTTAGGTACATCTTTACTAATTGTTGTAGGAATTGCATTGTATTTTTTAATTACTGGAGGTCAGTAAAATGACTACGATTATTACAAAGAACTCAAGCACCGCAAGTGCTATACCCGCTGCTGGAGCTTTAACTCAAGGTGAGCTAGCTGTCAACGTCACAGACAGGAAGCTATACACTAAGAACTCTAGCAATGCTGTTGTGTCTTTAGGTGCTGACCTTGCTACTAACAACCCCATAGGTACTAACAATGTTACGTTAGGCGCTAGTGCTGGTGCTGATCTAACCACCGCTGCATCTTCTACTTTTGTTGGTAATGAAGCTGGTAAAGCAGTGACTACAGCAGGAAGCAACACTGCCGTGGGAGACCTAGCACTTTCTACTAATATTGTAGGTACGGGAAACACTGCAATAGGTAAAAGCGCCATGAACAAAGTTACTGGTAACTACAACACAGCCATTGGTAACTTTGCTGGTAACGCTTTAACATCAGCTTTTAGTAATACTTTACTAGGTGATTCAGCAGGCAATAACCTCACTACAGGGTCAAGTAACATCTGTATTGGTTTAACTTCCTTTGCTTCTTCTGCCACAGTTAGTAATGAGATTACCTTAGGTGGTAATAGCATTTCTGCTCTACGCTGTAACGTAACAAGCATCTCTTCGTTGTCAGATGCTAGAGATAAGACTGACATTGTAGACACAGCTTATGGTGTAGACTTCCTTAACACGCTACAGCCACGTCAGTTTACATGGGCTACTCGTGATGGTAGTCTTAAAGACGGTAAGGTAGAGCAAGGCTTTATTGCACAAGAGTTGCTAGAGGCTGCTGGAGCAGACAAGAACAAGCTTAACTTAGTCTATGAGTCTAACCCTGAGAAGCTAGAGGCTACGGCAGGTAATCTTATTCCTATCCTTGTGAAGGCCATACAAGAGCTTTCAGCGCGTGTAACAGAACTGGAGAATAACTAATGAGCCATCAAGACGCAACCCCAGCACAGCAGTACCTCTGGTGCTTATCCAGTGTAGACCTCATCAACGCTATTGTTGCTGATGACTCTAGTCACTACGAGCCTGCTGATACTGTAGACCGTAACGTACAACATCTACAGCTTATGGTAGCTAAGGACTTCTGGACTAATGAAGACATGACTCCTCTTAACGCTGCAATCACAGCAGGACTTAACTATGCTTGATACAGGTAAAGATATAGTTGACGTAGCTGCTGCCTCTACAGGTGTACTTGCTTTAGCAACTTGGTTGCCGCCTACAGCCTCTATATTTACTATAGTGTGGCTAGGTATCCGTATATGGGAAACTGACACTGTTCAGAAATTGTTTAATAAACCTTGACATTCAACTAAAAATAGTGTATAATATATGAGTATTTTAAATAGTTTAATTAGTCCAGTTACTAAGTTATTAGATAAAGTAATTGAAGATAAAGACACTAAGAATGCTTTAGCCCACGAAATTAGTACTATGGCAGAGCGTCATGCCTTAGAGTTATCCAAGGGCCAGTTGGAAGTCAATAAGGTAGAGGCTGCACACAAGAATCTATTTGTAGCAGGCTGGAGACCAGCAGTCGGTTGGTCATGTTGCTTTGCTCTAGTCTACTCTACAATCCTATCCCCCATCTTAGGCATCTGGTTTACTGTACCTCCTGTTGACAGCTCACTGCTTACAACTGTTCTCATGGGTATGCTAGGTCTAGGCGCTATGCGTACCGTAGAAAAAACTAAGGGTGTTCAAAGAGAGAAATAATTATGGTTGATGCTTTCGCTAGTCCTTTTGACACAGAAGATGCTTTTGCTCCTGAACCCATAGCACAGGCAGCTCCTGCTTTGTCTCGTCCCGCTGCTCCTTCTCTTATAGGAGCGTCAAAGCTAGGCAGCACACAAGAAGCCTTTGGTAATCTAGGTAATTTCCGTAACCAACAAGAAGGTCAAAGTCGTGCGTTATCCGACATGGCTAGAGAGTCTGGTGACTTTAGTAATATTAAAAATAGAGATATAAACAAACTACAACGTGACCCTACTGGTCAGCTAAAAGACTACTACAAGAAAAAAGTAGATACCAATGTTGTTGATTACGTTAATAAGAATGAACTACCTGCTTACCAAGAAGCAGAAGACGGTACTAAGTTATTCTTAAACACAGGCAGTCAAGAGTCTATCATGCGTGTTGCAGGGGATGACCACAAGAAAGGTGGACATTATGAAGCCTCTGGCCCTGTAGGTTCTTATTCTTCCGTATGGGTAGAAGATCAATCTAGCTTTGAAAAGTTGGCTACAAACCCTTATATTGCTATGGGTGCTTCCTTTATTCCTGGGGCTACCGCAGCACTTACCGCTGTTAAAGCAGCGACAGGTCAAAAGCTTACAGCCTCAGATTTATTAATGGCTGGTGTGGACGGGCTTAAAGTTACAGGTATGCTCAAGCCACCACAAGGTGCAGCAGCAGCTAAGAAGGCAGGAGAGACTGCTAGAAGTGCTGCTATGACCAGTGGCTCTGCTTTCGGTGATGCTATAAACGCAGGTAAAGCAGCGGAGACAGCGGCTCTTGTAGGTAAAGGAGTAGGTGGTCTGACCTACGGACAAACAATGGGCTTGATGAACGCAGCAGCATCTGGCGCTTCAGGAAACATAGGTGGTGCGCTTGTTGGCTATTACGGCCCACAACTTACAGCAGGTGCGTTGGGTAAGGTAGGTGTAGATAATGCCTTCCTTCAAAGCAAGGGCATACAAGTAGATGACTTTACTGCTGGACTTAACAAAGCTATTTCAAAAGTAGCACAGGGTGGTTCAGCTAAAGACGCTTTAATGAGTGGCTTTGTTGAATACATTAAAGAGGGCGGTACGTTAGGCAACTATTCATTACCTGACTTTGAGGGTAAGTTCCCAGACTTTGGTGTTGACTTTGGTAAACTAGAGGACGCTGTTCGTTGGGCAGGTAGTAAGATTGAAGACGGCACAAGAGCAGTAGGTAGTCTTATAGATGATAACACATGGGAGAAAGTAAAAGATACTGATTTAAAAGGTATTGAAGATACTCTCAGGACAGTCGGTAGTGGCTTTGATGATGCCGTTACAAGACCCACAGGGAAATTACTCTCCGCTGTAGACACAGGGGTTAGAGGCGCTGTTAATCCTTTAGACAACTGGGTTGACGATGTTAATTTAAAGCCTGTTGAAGATGCATTTAGAGCAGCAGTTAATCCTTTAGACAACTGGGTTGATGACCTACCTAAGATAGACCTACCTAAGATAGACTTACCTGAGATAGGTGGATTACTTGCTGGTGGTGGTGGCTTTAATATGCCTATGCCCTCAGGCTCAAGAACAACAGATAAAATATTTAATAATGAACTATTTAGATTTAAGGGTGAAATAGGTCTTGGAGAGTTTGAGGACATTCTGTCACCTAATCAAGTATCTCTTGAAGATTTACTCACATCACCCTTTACATCTCAATTTAGTTAAACAATAAGGTTATATAATGACTTACTTACAGCTAGTAAACAAAGTATTAGTTAGACTTCGTGAGAACGAAGTAGCTACTGTTAACGAAAACTCGTATTCTAAGCTAATAGGTGAGTATGTTAATGACGCTAAATTATCAGTAGAGACTGCTTGGGATTGGACAGGGCTACGTACTACACTCACAGTAGATACACAAGCTAATGTTTTTAACTACGTACTTACAGGTGCTGACAACACCATTAAAATGTTAGACGCTACCAATGATAGCTTAAACTCTTTTCTACAGTACAAGACATCTCGTTGGTTTGACAACGCATTCCTAGACTTTGCTAGTGTACCTAAAGGAACTACACAGTTCTACAGCATTAACGGTGTCAACAGTGTAGACCTGTATCCTATTCCAGACAAAGCATATACATTACGTTTTAACCTTGTGTTGCGTACCTCAGAGTTCACAGCAGATACTGACGTACTGAACGTACCCTTTAACCCTGTTGTTCGACAGGCTACAGCTTTAGCAGCACGAGAGAGAGGAGAGACTGGCGGTACTAGCGCAGCGGAGTTATTCGCATTAGCTGATGATTCATTAGCAGATGCAATAGCTATGGATGCTGCATTACATCCTGAAGAAACTATCTGGTACTCATAATGGCTCAACAATTACAGAACATTACCATAGCAAGTCCAGGATTTGCAGGGCTTAACACACAGGATTCACCTATTAGTGTAGACCCTTCCTTTGCTGCTATTGCTGACAACTGTGTCATTGATAAGCTAGGCCGCATAGGCGCACGTAAGGGCTATAGCGAGGTTACAACTAACGGCTCCTCTGTATTAGGTAGCAGCCGTGGCATAGAAACTATCTTTGAGTTTGTAGATGCTAGTGGTGACAAGCGTGTGATTTCTGCTGGCAATAATAAAATATTTCTAGGGACTACTACACTAGTAGACATAACTCCTGCTGGTTATACACCTACAGCTAACAACTGGAAGTGTGTATCTATTGCTAATCATATACACATGGTTCAGAGTGGACATGAGCCTTTGATTGGTTCAGACCATACTGGTTCTTTTGTATTAGACACTATGTCAGCTCACCAACACACCACGGGCGTTATGCCACAAGGCAATGAAGTCTTAGCAGCCTTTGGTCGTCTGTGGGTAGCAGATATAGTAGGTAACAAGAATACAATTTACTGGAGTGGCCTTACTCCTAACACAGCACACTGGACAGGCACAGGTACAGGCAGCATAGACATAACTACAGTCTGGCCTTCCGGTTATGACGTTATTGTCTCTATAGCTGCACACAATGACTTCCTGATTATCTTTGGTAAGCGGTCTATTATTGTGTACTCAGGGGCTACATCTCCAGATTCAATGGCTCTTGCAGATACTGTTGATGGTGTAGGCTGTATTGCTAGAGACTCTGTACAGCTTACGGGTACTGATCTTTTGTTTTTGTCAGACTCAGGTCTCCGTAGCTTTGGTAGAGTGATACAAGAGAAGTCTCTACCTATGCGGGACATTAGCAAGAACGTGCGTAATGACCTTATGGCTGAAGTAGCACAACAGGTGTTACCTATTAAGTCCCTGTATAGCGCATCAGAAGCTTTCTACCTGCTTTCGTTACCATCAAGCAACGATGTGTATTGCTTTGATATGCGTGGCCCTATAGACCAATCAGGGGCGCACAGAGTAACCACATGGTCAGAGATAGACCCTGTATCCTTTGGCAAGCTAGAGGACGGTACAATATACTTAGGTAAATCTACAGGTCTTGTTAAGTACTCAGGTTATTTAGATGGTGCAGCTACTTATCAGCTACGTTACTTCAGTAACCCTACTGATTTTGGTAATGGGTCAAACCTTAAGTTCCTAAAGAAGTTTAACTTGACTGTTGTTGGAGGACATGGTACTGACATTACTCTTAACTGGGGCTATGACTACACCAGCGCCTACAATAAGCAAGCCTTTACTTTTTCTTCGGCAAGCACTATTGCTGAGTACGGTGTTGCAGAGTACGCAATAGGGGAATACTCCGGTGGTATTGATGCTTTAGTTAACACACCTTCTGTCAACACAGGGGGCAGTGGTTCAGTCATTACTATTGGCATTGAAGCACAGATTGATGCAGTACCTTTATCTATTCAAAAAATTGACATACACGCCTTAATGGGGAGACTTATCTAAATGTCTAATTACACAAAGACTACTAACTTTGCAGCTAAAGATGCACTTGCTTCTGGCAATGCTAATAAGATTGTAAGGGGTACAGAGATTGACACGGAGTACACTAATATCGCTACTGCTGTTAACAGTAAATCTAACACTGCTGATCCTACATTTACAGGCACTGTCAACGCAGCTACAGTAACTGTGTCGGGTACACTCACGGCTGGAATTATAACCGGAGGAGCTTACTGATGGCTAGTCCTATAATGAGAGACCCACAATACGGTGGACGATTAAGCATGATGCAGCCTCGTATGCAACAAGGTGGGCAGGGCGCTGGGTTTTTACCTCAGGCAGGTATTGCTGGGCCAAGACCACCACAAGGTGGGTTTTCGCAGGCTGACTATATGGAAGGTATGTTGAACGATATGTTTGGCACAGGTGGCGCAGCTCAGATGCAACAGTTTGGTCAAGGTGGTAGAGAACAACTGCAAATGGTCGAAGATTTTGCCCCACAGCAAGAAGTTAGATATGAGCAGCAAACTCCTACAGTCTACGATAGAACTTTGCCAATCACAAGCAAAGCCCCAATCACCGCAGGTAACAACCCGTATGCTTCAGGCAACAATGGTGCTGGCGCTTACGGTAGTGCTGCCATAGGTGGCTTGTTGAGTGGTAACTTAGGTGGTGCTTTACAGGCCGCAGGTGGTTACTACGCAGGACAGAAGGGCATAGAGGGTGCTTATCAGACAGGTGTTGCTGGTTTAGACATGGCTGAACAGATGGGTCAACGAGGCTCTGACGCTGCTCAGTTTAAACCTTATGGTGTAACGTCCAACCTAGCCAATATACAGACAGATGCCTCAGGTGGTACTAACATAGGGCTTAACCAACAACAACAACGTATGCAGAACCAGTTGATGTCTGGCGCACAGCAGCAGTTTGGTAATGTCAATGCTATTGATCCTTCCATTGCAGCCCAGCGTGGTGCTATGGGTGGTATGTTTGGACAACAGTTAAGTCAGCAAGGCCAGCCTACAGGTATGGAAGGCATTACACAGGCAGGACTAGGCGGTGCAATGTCTCAGTTTGGAGCTGCTGGTCAGCCTCAAGACTTACAAAACCTACGCACACAGTATGGCAACCTTGCAGCACAAGCAGGTCAAGGACTACTAACTTCCCCTGAGCAAGCACAGAATAGTATTTATGAATCTATACGTGCTACTCAACGTCCAGAGGAAGAGCGTCAGAACCTACGCCTGCAAGAGCAACTAGCAGCCCAAGGTAGAAGTGGTGTAAGGACATCAGACTACGGTGGTACACCAGAGCAACTAGCTATGGCTAAGGCACAGGCCGAAGCTCAGAACTCAGCAGCTTTACAAGCCCGTCAGATGGGTATGCAGGAGCAAGCACAGGGGCTACAACGGGCGCAGACGTTGACAGGTATGACACAGAACCTAGCAGGCATGGGTTCAGACCTAGAGACAGCAGGTATAGGCCGTGGTGCTACACTAGCAGGCGTTGGTATGCAAGGGGCGCAGACTGGACAAGGGTTTGACCAGCAGAACTTGCAGAACCTTATGGCTTTGCAGGGTGCAGACCAAGGTGCAGCAGCAGCACAACAGGCTCTACAGCAGGGTCGCTTAGGTATGGGTACTGGCATGTTAGGTGCTGGCTATATGCCTCAACAGCAAGCTTTGGCACTGGCTCAGTTAGGTCAGGCAGGTGGACAGATGGCACAACGTGGTCAGTTGGCAGGTGCTGAGTTACAATCACAGATGGGTGGTCGTGGTCTTGAGTCTTATATGCAAGGCGGTAACATGGCTAACTTGTTACAACAGCAGCAGCTACAGGGCATGATGGGTAGTATGTTTGGTAATCAACCAACAGCTATGGAACAAGCACTAATGGCACTGTCCGGTGGTGAGTTCCAAAATGAGGGTGGGCTTGTAACTCAAGGCATTGACGCAGTTAAAAAATATTTTGGCGGTGACGGCGACAGCCCTAGTTACACAAACCAACTTGCTGATTACTTTGCAGGTGGTGGTAACGGTGGTCCAAGTTTTAATCCTTTTGGTGGGAGTACTAGCACAGGTGGTTTAGGAGGAGGAGGTAGTAATTCTTCCGGTGGTTTTTTAACAAACGATTTGTTTGGCGGGATGTCTTCAGGTAGTGATGAAGCCAATAAAGCATTCCTTGACGCTTATGGAGGTGGTTAATAATGGCACAAGATTTAGCAGGTATGTTAACAGGTATATCTCCTCAAGGTATTGATCCACGGATGAACATGCAGCAGCAGCAGTTGGCCTTAGGCGCTAATGCTTCTCGTATGATGCAGGGTGGTATCCGTGGAATGACAGGTCAACAAACAAACCAAGAGCAACTAAAAGTAGCTTTAGGTAGTCTTGATCCTGTTAAAGATGCAGACAAGATAGCTAAGATTCTAATGGCTAAAGGAGACTATGCTGGTGCAGCTCGCATTGCTAAGGGTGCAGCAGATGCTGCTAAACTAGCTAAAGCTACCGAAGGTACAGCGGACAGATTAGTTGAAAGAGGGATGCCAGAGCAAGCCAAGGCTTTAATGGAAGGAGAGATGACACTAGCACAAGGGCAGCAGCTTGTTATTACTACAGATGGTGAGAGAAGAAGAGCAGAAGCCGCAGAGAAGAATCAGAAGGATACTGATGCTGGTAAAAAAGTAACCTCTATTAATCAACAGGTAGCTATAGTGTCAGCATTTGGATTAAAAGACACTCCTTTCTTTAGTAAGGTGAGGGCTGGACATTTTAGTGGCATGTCTGCTGATTCTTTTAAGATTGTAGCTGATGTTCATAGGAAAGCAGAGTCTTCTGAAATAAACGTACAGACACAATCACAGTATATTTTAGAAAACGGCCAAAAAGTTTGGGGCGGTATGACTACAGTAGGTGATACCCCTTCTGCTATGATGTATCAAGCAAATGATGGAGAGGGAGGTGTTACTTATTTACCCTTACCTGCGGACGCTAGCAAAACTGAAGACAATGAAGGCATTACGACTGCTAAACAAGACCTTACTGATGCACAGGCTGCTCTTGAAATTGCTGCTAATAATAAGTTTGACTCTAATAACAATGCTTGGACGAACTTATTACATTTCAAAAAAACAGAACTTATAAACATGGTAGCTCAACGAACTAAAGAGCTTACTAAGGCAGGCACAGACGAGTATCAAGCTAGACAACTAGCAGTTAAAGAAATATTTTTAAAGAATGTAACTAAGAAAGACGGCTACTTTGGCATTGGATCAAATACTGTATACAAACCAACTCCTGAAGTTACAGGACTAGACCCTGAGGCTACATCAGAAGCTGTGGCTAACGCACCTCCTACTGCTAAAATACCTTCGTCTATTTTAAACGAATACCCAACTGCACAACGAGCTGACGATGGTAAGATATATATTAAAAATGCAGACGGAAAGTACTTACGCGTAGAAGAGGATTAGGAACAATGGCTAAACTTACTGCTGTAGACTTTAACCCTTTTAAGGACACTGGCGCTGCTGTTAAAGTAACACCTGTAGACTTTAACCCTTTTAAAACTAATGAAGTTGTTGAGTACTCAGAATCAGAAGCACCTGTTTCCGTTACCCCTATGGGCGGTGGTGGTTTTGGTGTAGCTTTAGCTAATTACTTAGGCTATGGGCCTGATCCAGAAGTTAGAGAAGCTACTTTACCCGATGGAACTACAGGTCAGCTAAAAAGAAAGGATGAGATAGGCTTAGGATTTGACTTAGGAACTGCTGATTTCCAACGCTGGTCTAGCATGTTGCAGGCTGTCAACCCTACAGGTAGTTGGGTAGATGATGAGGGTACTCGTACAGATAGTGCATCAGAAGCTATATCTAAAGGTGGTCGATTAGTATCTGCGGAAGAGTACTATGGCGATGAGTTTATGGCTGCTGATTTTGACAATCGTATGTTGATGATGAACGCTCGTAGAGAAGCCACAATTAGAGAAGCTAAAGCTGAAGTTGTTGCACTTCAAGAAGCTGCTGGTGGTGAAGACGCGACCTTAATGATGGTTGGGGATTTACTTGCTGAAGGAGCAACGCCTACACTGTTAGCTCCCGTAGGTAAAACTCTACCTGCAATGATGGCAATAGGTGGTCTCATTACTGGACAGATGGAGCTGTCAGCCCAGCTTGCTAAGGAAAAAGAAACAAACGTAGGCTCAGTTGTTAAGTCTACTCTGTTTGGTACACTCGCTGGCCCCATCATGGGCGCACCTGTTCGTGCTACTGTAGCTATAGCAACTGCTCCTGTTATAGCAGCAAGGGCTTTGTCAAACAAGGTTACAAAAGTAATGGCTAAGGAAGGCAGCACATCGTCTGCTAATAAGATAGTCGGTAAGATGGAAAGAAAGTTTGATGAAAAGATAGCTGAAGGTAAGACAAGGAAGCAAACACTCGCTGAAACTTATCAAGAACTAGGTCTTAAACCTGAGGAAATTGTAGACGTGTTAGCCAAGGCAACATGGAAGCCTACGATGCCACAAAAGAAAACAGCTATTACTCGCTTGTCTATGCGAAATAATCCTTTAGAGTCTACTACTAAATTGGGTAAGGCTTTTGATTACTTAGCTTCCCCCATAACAGCAACTATTAAAAAGATTAGCCAGCCAGTCTTTGGTGCGTTACGTAAGTATGAGTTTAATGCTAGTGTGAGTGTGGCTAGGTCTAAGGATAAAACTAAGGGCTACCTCACAGAAACCCAGCGCATCTTAAAGAAAGGGACTGACGAAGAAAAAGCAGCCTATCGTGAGGTGGATAACGCACTACAAAGTGGAGAGTTCTTAAGGGGGGCTAAGTTAGCTCAGGAAAAATTACCTTTCTTAGCTAAACAATTAATTTCTCAAGATGGTAAGACTCCTATTATTAAAGAAATCTTAGATGACCTATACACACGAGCCAAAACCGCAGGCATTAAGGTAGGTTACATAGAAAACTATTTCCCAAGGGCTGTGAAAGATTTAGAAGGGTTGAAGGAAGCAATGGGTAGTACCTTGCGTAAGCCTGTAGAAGCAGCCTTAAGGAAGATTGCAAAGAAACAAGGCGTTGAAGTACAAGCGTTAGATGAAGAAGTTATTGCTGATGTCATTAACAAGATGTATCAGAAGAGTAGATCAGGTGTCGGAGGCCCTTCCAAAGTAGAAGCTGGTCGCGTGATTGACAGGATACCTCCAGAACTACAAGAGTTTTACCATGATGGTGCTACCTCTCTTTCTATGTATACTGATAGGATGGAACAAGAAATTGCAAAACGTAACTTCTTTAATACTAATAAATCTTTAGCAGAGAAAACTGACGGTACTATAGATGTAGATGGTAGCGTAGGTAACTTGGTTGCACAGCTAGTAAAGAACAACCAAATAAATTATGACCAAGCAGACCACTTACGTTTGTTGTTGGGCGTTCGTTTCAATGAAGGCGAACAAGCAATGGGTGGACTAGCTGCTGTAATTAGAGATGGACAGACAGCAGTACTTCTGGCTCAGTTTCAATCCGCAGCTATACAGTTGGCAGACATAGGTCAGTCAATGTATGTTAATGGTTTAGGTAATACACTTAAGGCTTTAGCCACACGTAACTCAAAAGCTTTAGTAACTGTAGATGACTTAGGTTTACTTAACAAAGTAGCTGCTGAGTTTAATAATTCAGGAGGTATGAGTAAGGCTACAAATAAGTTTATGAAATTGGCTTTGTTTACAGATATAGATAAGCTAGGTAAGAACGTCCTTATTCAATCCGGTTTAACTAAAGCCACTAAGCAGGCAATAAAAGACCCTAAAAAACTAGTAGATAAATATAAGGAAGTGTTTGGTGATGAGATGGATAACCTACTGGGTGACTTACGTAGAGGAGAGATGACAGAGAATGTTAAGCTCATGCTATGGAATGACTTGTCAGACGTACAGCCTATCTCTTTATCTGAAATGCCTGCTGGTTATTTAAAAGTACCTAATGGGCGTATCTTTTATTCTTTTAAATCTTTTGCCCTGAAGCAGCTCAATGTTATGCGTACCGACATTGTAGATCAAGCACGTAAAGGAAACTATAAACAATCACTAGAGAATGCAGCAAGATATACTTTATTTGTAGGAGGCATGGGAGCAACAGTAGAAGAAACAAGAAAGCTTCTTAAAGGCGGCTTTGATACAGAGGCTATGGATGTAGACTTGTCTAGCGGAGAGAACCTTGTTGAGACTTTCCCTGACGCTGTTGCTGAGTACATGCTGAAGATTCTTTTCTTAAATGAATACTCTAGAGAAAAGTATTTAGCAGTCGGAGATGTTGGTTCTTTCATCGCCAACACAGTAGCACCCCCGGGACTTTCTGTAATGAATAAAGTAGGTAAAACAGCGGTAGAACTGACAAACGAAGAAATAGATTGGGACGTTGTAAATAAAAACATGTCCGGTGTACTTCCTGTGGTTGGTGCAGCTTGGTATAACTTTATGGGTGGAGGAGCTGAAGACTTTGTAGCAAAGCAGCAAGCTAAGAAACTTAAAGAAATGAAGGACAGAGATTTACGTAGAGCAATGTAAAAAAAGGGGCCACTTAAGGCCCCTTAGTTTTATCTATACTATTTCACATGCACCCCCTACACATGCTAACTCTTGACTACCTGTCGTGTTGTCTTCCTTCTCGTACTGTTCTAGGTCAGTCCACTTAACATCCACTGGCATTGCTGCTACTAACTCTTTGTACTTCTCAGCAGTGATGTCCTCATACGGAGCTTGTTGAT